GGTAAAGGTTGTTCTCACTGTGGTGGAACAGGTTATCATGAAGGTATGAACAAAGGTGGTATGATGAACAAAGGTATGAAAGCTCTCAAGAAAGAGGCACCAGAAGTAGCTAAGAGGATGGGTTACAAACACGGTGGTTTAGCTTGTGGTGCATCTAACACTGCAGAACGTCCAATCAAAAAAGGTAAGAAATAATGGCTAATCTAAAAACAGAGAAAACTGCAGCAGGCGCTCAACAGTATAGCGCACCTGGTAAAACCAAAGCTCTATCAGACAAATTAGATAAAGATATTACTCGGGTTCATGATAAAATCATGACACGTGAGGATTTTAAAAAGAAGTACGGTATGACTATACTTAAAGCGCAGTCAATGATATACGCAGCAGAGGCAGCAGATAGTTCTAAACGAACAAAATACCCCACCATTAAGAAATATGATGACAAATATGAAAAGGATTTGGTAAGAGAAAGAAAAGAAATGGAGAGGAGCGGGATTATTCCTAAAGGTGGTATGACTAAGAAAAAGACGGGCTACAACAAAGGTGGCTACTGTGGTGCATCCAACCCAGCAGCACGTCCTATGAAGAAGGGCAAATAATGAAGTATTATCATAAATACAAAGACGCCCTAGAAGCTAAGGGCTACCGTGTAGATGAGCATGGTTACGTATGGGACTCCGTAGGTAATCAGTCTGCTGGTGAAGACAATTACGGCAATGTTCAGAGTAAAGATGAGAACATCAACTACATCTGTGCAGAGGCAGACATTGCAGCTACTAAGCCTAAGAAGCCTAAGAAAGCTACACCTCCTCCCGGTAAGAAACGTGCTCGTACAGATAAAGGTCATTACGTTAAGGATGACCCTAACACGCCAGAGAATGAAGCGTGGGTTGACGAGTAATGGCTGTTACGCTCAATCACCAAGGTAGACCTGCTCGTAGGCGTTCTGTCTATGGGCATAACACAGGTACTACTACAGAAGATGTATATACATGCCCCCCTAACTGTACAGCTGAGATTAGCTACCTGCATGTACACAACAGTACGGGTAACGTAAGCATTGAGATTGAGTGGTATGTAGCAGCTGATACTTATACGTCACACTTCTTAGAGGGTAAGAACTTAGGTTCTGGTGAGTATATAACTTTCTCAGACATTGAGATTGTTCTTGCTCCTGGCGATAAGATACAGGTAACACCTTCATCATCAGGGCATATAGACACTATCCTAACTGTTACAGAGGTCTTCTCAGGCGTGTAGCGAATAGCGGGTATGCACATTATGTGGGTACTACATTACCTCTAACTCAGTATAACTATCTCCGCACACACAACAAAGGAGATAGTGATGCTTAAATACTTCCACCGAGGCTTCAAAGCTTTACAAAACGCACAACAAGCACGAGCAGACTACTGGCTGCTACAAAACATGACAGACAAAGAATTGCGAGATATTGGTATTACTCGTGGTAACATTAAACAAGTTATCGCTGGTAAATTTTAATAAACTTGCACTTTTATGTTTTTGTGGTATAACTATAGTCAGATTCATGAAATGAGGACAACTTTATGGCAAGAAATCTAACAGAAAACCAACAAAAGTTTATCGAAGTATTATTCGATGAAGCTGGTGGTGATGTTGTGCTTGCCAAAAAGTTGGCTGGCTATAGTTCCACTACACCTACACGATTAATTGTAGAGTCTCTAAAAGATGAAATAGCAGATGCAACACGTTCATACTTTGCTCGTACTGCCCCTAAAGCTGCTATGGCAATGGTTGGTGCTCTATATGACCCAACTGAACTTGGTATCAAAGATAAGATGGCAGCTGCAAAGGATCTTCTAGACCGCGCAGGTCTTGTAAAGACTGAAAGAGTAGATGTAACATCAAGTGGTGGGGTTTTCTATTTACCACCAAAAGAAGGGGCCAATGAGTAGACCATTCCATATTGGGAGGGATCTAGGCTTTTGGGAACTACCCAAACCACATAAAGGGCAAGAAAGGCACTGGCATGTTATTGCTAGAGTTAGCAAGCATGTTCCTTATGGCTATAAAATACACCCTGACAACCCTAATCTTCTAGATCCTATCCCAGAAGAATTAAATGCATTAGAGCTTGCAAAGGTTCACTTAAAGCAGTATAGTTTAAGAGAAGTTGCAAACTGGCTAACAAAACAGACAGGTCGCAGAATATCCCACGCAGGTCTAAAGCAGAGAATAGAAATTGAGCGAAGACGTAAAAAAGCTGCTACGATTAAACGCAACCTCGCCAGAAGGCTCAAAAAGGCGTTATCCGAAATCGAGGAGCTCGAAAAAAACAGGGTCGGGGCATACGCAGAAAGCGAATAAGCAGACAGTAGAACCTAAATTAGGTACTGTTCCTGCACAGGTAGTAGCTGCTGAGTTTGATGTGGATTTAGCGCAGGATGTAGTGTTCAAGCCAAACCCCGGCCCTCAAACAGACTTCTTATCTGCATCAGAACGTGAAGTACTATACGGAGGAGCAGCAGGTGGTGGTAAATCATACGCTATGCTTGCTGACCCGTTACATGGATTAAATAATCCTAACTTTTCTGGTCTGCTAGTGCGTCATACTACGGAGGAATTACGTGAACTTATCCAAAAGAGTCAAGAGCTTTATCCGAAAGCTATACCCGGTATTAAGTGGTCTGAGCGTAAAAGCCAGTGGATTACTCCTAAAGGGGGTAGGCTTTGGATGTCGTATCTTGACAAAGATATGGATGTTAATCGTTATCAAGGTCAAGCGTTTAATTGGATAGGATTTGACGAGCTAACTCAATGGCCTACACCCTATGCGTGGGACTACATGAGATCCCGCTTGAGATCTGCTCATAGTACAGATTTAGGTTTGTATATGAGAGCCACAACAAACCCTGGAGGCAGCGGTCATTCTTGGGTTAAAAAGATGTTCATTGATCCTGCTGCTTCCAATGAGTCTTTCTGGGCTACAAACCTAGAAACAGGCGATACTATTACATACCCACAAGGGCATACCAAAGAAGGTCAACCTCTTTTTAAACGGCGGTTCATTCCTGCTAGCCTCTTTGATAACCCTTATTTATCTGACACAGGTGACTATGAAGCTATGCTTTTGTCTTTACCTGAACATCAAAGAAAGCAATTACTTGAGGGTAATTGGGATATAAACGAAGGTGCAGCATTTCCTGAATTTAACAGATCCCAGCATATCGTGGACTCTTTTGACGTTCCCCAAGATTGGGTTAAGTTTAGAGCTTGCGACTACGGCTACGGCTCTTACACAGGGGTTCTATGGTTTACTGTTGCACCAGACGAACAACTTATTGTCTACAGAGAGCTTTATTGCTCTAAGGTTACAGCTTCTGATCTAGCTGATATGATCCTAGATGCAGAGAAGCATGATGGTGGCATGAGATACGGTGTGCTTGATAGCTCTTTGTGGCACAACCGTGGCGATACGGGGCCATCACTAGCTGAGCAGATGAACATGAAGGGTTGCCGTTGGCGTCCGTCAGATCGCTCTAAAGGTTCCCGTGTCGCAGGAAAAAACGAAATACATAGGCGTTTACAGGTAGATGAGTTTACTGAAAAGCCTCGTCTTGTATTTATGTCACACTTAACCAACACTCTAGCGCAGATACCTATCATACCGCTGGATAAGAAGAATCCAGAAGACGTTGATACAAACGCAGAGGATCACTTGTACGATGCTTTAAGATACGGCATTATGACAAGACCACGTAGTCACAGCATTTGGGATTACACACCAGCAACACAAAGAACTGGCTTTCAGGCTAGTGACTCAACATTCGGGTATTAAACATGGCAGAAAATGAAGAACTAAACTTTGATACAGATGAAGTAGTCGCTGCTGAAGGTATGGATGATAGCATCTTTTCTTCAAAGTCCAGCCTTCTAACATTTGTAGGAGAGCGGTTTCGGCGTTCAGAAGATGCAAGACGGTCTGATGAAGATCGGTGGTTACGTGCATATCGAAACTATCGTGGATTATATGGTTCTGATGTACAGTTCTCTGACGCTGAAAAGTCTCGTGTATTCGTCAAGGTTACTAAAACAAAGACACTAGCTGCGTATGGTCAGATCGTAGACGTACTATTCGGTAACAATAAGTTCCCGCTTTCCGTTAATCCTTCTGTACTACCTGATGGCGTAGCTGAATCTGTACACATCAACGTAGACCCTAATGCTGCACAAGCAGGAGACGCATTAAAAAGCATAACACGTAATTCACCTGCACGTCCTTATCTTATTGATGGGACTACAAAGCTAGAGCCAGGTGAGACAATGGCTGATCTACGTAAGCGGTTAGGTCCAATAGCTGATAAGCTTGACGCAGTGTCTGAGAAGATTGTTGAAGGTGATGGGACTACTCCAAGTACTGTAACATTTCATCCAGCAATGATTGCCGCTAAGAAGATGGAAAAAAAGATCCACGACCAGCTACAAGAGAGTGGTGCATCTGTACATCTACGCTCTATGGCTTTTGAAATGGCTTTGCTTGGCACAGGTGTCATGAAAGGTCCATTTGCTGTAGATAAAGAATATCCTAACTGGAATGAAGAGGGTGATTACGAACCTCTAATTAAAACTGTTCCAGAGACCAACCATGTTTCTGTATGGAACTTCTACCCTGACCCAGAAGCTTCTAGCATGGAAGACGCTGAGTATGTAGTGGAACGTCATAAAATGTCACGTACAGAATTACGTGCGTTAAGAAATCGCCCATACTTTATGGATGATGCTATTCAGTTTGCTATAGATAAAGGTCCAGACTATATTCAGAAACACTGGGAACTTACGATGGACGATGATCAGGCTACGCCTACATCAGAGCGTTGGGAAGTGCTAGAGTTCTGGGGTTTTGTAGATACTGATATGCTTGAAGAGCACGGTGTAAAAATCCCTAAAGAGCTAAAGAAGCTAGACGAAGTAAATGCTAACGTCTGGGTTTGTAACGGTGAAGTAATCCGTATGGTTCTTAATCCATTCAAACCTACACGTATTCCATACTACGCAACACCATATGAGCATAATCCTTACAGCTTCTTTGGCGTAGGTATTGCTGAGAACATGGATGATACTCAGACGTTGATGAATGGCTTTATGCGTATGGCTATTGACAACGCCGCACTGTCTGGTAACCTTATCATTGAAGTAGATGAGACTAACATGGTTCCCGGCCAAGACTTATCTGTATACCCCGGCAAAATTTTCCGCAGGCAGGGGGGTGCCCCAGGTCAAAGCATCTTTGGAACTAAGTTCCCCAACGTAGCACAAGAAAACATGCAACTGTTTGATAAGGCACGAGTTCTAGCAGATGAGAGTACTGGATTCCCTAGCTTCGCTCACGGACAAACCGGAGTATCTGGCGTTGGGCGTACAGCTTCTGGTATTTCTATGCTTATGTCTGCTGCTAACGGTTCTATTCGGACGGTAGTTAAGAACGTAGATGACTATCTGCTTCGCCCTTTAGGTAAAGCTTTCTTCTCATTCAACATGCAGTTTGACTTTGATGACCAGATCCGTGGTGACTTAGAGGTACATGCTTCTGGTACAGAGAGTTTGATGGCTAACGAAGTACGGTCACAACGCCTAATGCAATTCTTGCAGGTTGCACAGAACCCCGTACTAGCGCCCTTCGCTAAGATGGACTACATCATCCGTGAGATTGCTAAGTCTATGGATCTTGACCCAGACAAGGTTACTAACTCTATGCAGGACGCATCTATCCAAGCTGAGATCCTCAAAGGCTTTCAGGCTCCCGTACAGCCTCCTGTAGGGCCGGAAGGTGTAAACATGCCCCAAGGTAGCCCAGCACCAGAAGGACAGGCTCCACAGGGCGTACAGGACACCTCAGGTGGTGGTGGCTCTCAGATAGGCGTTGGTACAGCCCCGACACCGGGTGAACAAGGGTTCAGCGGTAATGTCGCTTAAGAAGCTAGTTAACGATAAACAGATATGGGATGCGTTTCTTGTTGAACTTGAGGATCGCATCTCAGGAAACCATAGAAGTATGGAGAATCTCTCAGATACTGCTGAGATATACCGCCACCAAGGTGCTATCAAGGCGCTGAGACAACTTAAGTACTTGAGGGATTATGTGAATGGCTGATTATCGTAAACGCCTCGTTGATATGACTGAAGAAGAACGTGCAGAAGTAGCGCCGGGTGCTCCTCAGTTTAGTGATGACTACGAGAACGTAGATGACCCGTTAAGCGTTCAGATGATGGAAGCAGGATTAGACTTTACACCTTTTGGTGTAGTCAAAGGTGTTTCAGATATTAAAGATGAGCTTAGTAAGGATGACCCTAACTATCTAAAAGCTCTAGGTATGACTGCAGTTGAAGCTGCTGGTATTATCCCTGGCGCAGCACCTGTTCTTAAGGGTATGGTAAAGGGTTCGTTTAAGACATCAAAAGGCTCTGTGTACGATGTTTTTGATGATAGTACTACAGTACGTAATAGGGCTGAGAGAGGCGACTCTGAATCGGTAGGGATACAACCTCGTAGTGGCAAAACTATCTACATGACTAGGGAAGGAGTAGACGAACTTGGCCCTCTCTTTCAGAATACAGAGATACCTGTGCAGTTTGTTCCTGTAGAAGGCGGTAAAGCTAAGCTTGTTTATACACAGGATTATGGCCCTAAGAAGGCAGGTATGGACGCTTCCCCAGAAGTACCCTACACACTTGACCCTGAGGTAGGTCTTCATCCTGTAGAAATACTAGACTCTAGGAATACAAACCGCCGCAACATACACTTTGGTAACGACATTACTGTAGTTGAGTCTAACGTACCTTCAACAAAAGCTAGTAACAAACAAGTATCTAACACAGAATATGATGCACGTATGGCTCAGCTAGACGAAGCACCTGATGCAGATGCATGGCAAAAGAGTACTAAAAAGTTTGTAAAAGAGTCACGGGATGTTAATCCGACAGTACGTACACCTGAGTTAGAAAGCTCTACAATGGATCTTATTGATGGTAAGATTACTAGAGAGCAGCACTTAAAGAATGTA